CGGATCAGGTAAGGTTGTTCCTACTTGGGGTGACGTTCTTAACAGAGCAAACCTTGGTATGGAAGTAATGCACGAAAGAAATGCACACAACTTCCCACTTGACCTTGCTTCTGCAGAGTCAACAACAGTTGCTTTAACAGCACCTGCTATCGGTTAATTCTTTAACCCATAATCGTAAACAAGGGGTCTTCATGACCCCTTTTTCATAGGAAAAATTAATGGTAGCATCAACACTACAACAAACAGATAGAGGATGGTTTGATGATCTTGATGACTGGTTAAAGCGAGATAGATTCGTTTTTATTGGTTGGTCAGGTTTATTACTCCTTCCTTGTGCCTTTCTAGCAATAGGTGGATGGTTCACTGGAACTACATTCGTCACTAGTTGGTACACACATGGTATTGCCTCTTCATATCTTGAAGGAGCAAACTTTTTAACAGCAGCAGTCTCCACACCTGGTGATGCTATGGGTCACAGTCTTCTATTCCTTTGGGGACCAGAAGCACAGGGAGATCTTGTGCGTTGGTTTCAATTAGGTGGACTGTGGAACTTCATTGCATTGCATGGTGCATTTGGTCTCATTGGATTCATGCTCCGTCAGTTTGAGATAGCAAGACTTGTAGGGATCAGACCTTACAATGCTCTAGCATTCTCTGCTGTTATTGCTGTATTCGTGAGTGTATTCTTGATCTATCCTTTAGGTCAGCATTCATTCTTCTTTGCTCCTTCATTTGGAGTAGCAGCAATCTTTAGATACATCTTATTCATTCAAGGTTTCCATAACATTACCCTTAACCCCTTTCATATGATGGGTGTTGCTGGTATTCTAGGTGGTGCTTTACTCTGTGCTATTCATGGTGCAACAGTTCAGAACACCTTGTATGAAGATGCAACTATCTATTCAAATAATGAAAAGAGGAGTACAACCTTTGGTGGATTTGATCCAGTACAACAGGAAGAAACTTATTCTTTCATCACTGCTAATAGATTCTGGTCACAGATCTTTGGTATTGGATTCTCTAACAAGAGATTCATTCACTTCTTTATGTTGTTCGTACCTGTAGCAGGTATGTGGGCATCATCAATTGGTATCGTAGGTCTAGCACTTAACTTAAGAGCATACGACTTTGTATCTCAAGAGATAAGAGCAGCAGAAGACCCTGAGTTTGAAACCTTTTACACTAAGAACATTCTTCTTAATGAAGGTATGAGAGCTTGGATGTCCTCAGTTGACCAACCTCATGAGAACTTCGTGTTCCCAGAGGAAGTATTACCAAGAGGTAATGCACTCTAACAATAGGTTGACGTTTAACCTACTGTATGTTAGAATGAGGGGATCAAACCCCTCATTTTTTATGCATGAAAATAGAAGCGTACACAACAAGTGAGTGCTCATACTGTGATCACTTAAAAGAACTTCTGTTAAGAGCAGACCTTAAGGATAGTACTACCTTCATAAAAGTTGGTAAAGATATTACAAGAGAGCAATTCATAGAAAAATTTCCTGATGCAAATGGATATCCATATGTTATAATCGATGGTGAAATACTTCCAGGTTTAGTACCTACTGCTAGGTACTTGGTTCAAAAGAATCTAATTAAATCTGGTCAACGTATAGATCCTGAAAGAACAAAGAAGGTTATTCAAACAGAATTACACCATCAAGGTGTGATTGTAGGGAAAGTCACCCCACTAACTGAGCAGAATGGAGATAAATAAAGGCACAGAGCTCATGTTAAGGAGGAAAAAGAAAGTTTCCCCAGTTCTTAAAAGACTGGGTTATGATTCAACATTCTCCCTTATCAACAGGAGTTTTAGGTTCAAACTAGAACTTAGTTGGGAGAAAATTACCCAGTAGAGGAGCTAGAAATGGATACCGCAACAACAATTTATATCTCAGGGACTTTATCATTCATATTCTTATGTGTCGGAATTATAATTGGATGGAATGGAAAACAATTTGCACATGATTACATGTGGTCAAGAGATGAGGTACAGCAAGCATATCACCCAGAAATGTACGATGATAATGGGATACTGCTAACACAAGAACTACTATCAGTAAAATTTATTAATGAGGATGAACTAGATGAAACTTTTGATGAATGAGGTACTACAAAAAGTATCCAACGCAAAGACTAAGAAAGAAAAGATTGTATTGCTTCAAAAATTTAATACAAATGCATTAAGATCTCTTCTTATTATTAACTTTGATGAGTCTGTTATTTCTATGCTACCTGATGGTGCTGTTCCATACACACCTAATGAAGCACCAGAGGGCACAGAACACACAGTATTAGAGAAAGAATATAGATTGCTATATCATTTCTTTAAGGGTGGTTCTAAGGTCTCTCAGGGTAAGAGAGAACAAATGTTTGTTCAATTATTAGAAGGACTAACTGCACCTGAAGCAGAGACTTTAATTCTTGCTAAAGATAAAAAGATTGGTAAACGATATAAGATTACCAAGGCAACTGTAACAGAAGCATTTCCATCTATAGTGTGGGGCAATAGAAGTTGAAAATACTACATGAAAATTGTGATCCTAAGTTAGCAGACGATAGGCAACTACCTTACACTGCTTTCTTAGTTGAGTATGAACTAGAAGGCAAGGCAGCATATGATATTGCTGTCTCTACTAAAGCAGTAGAGATCTTTGATCACTACTATGATAAGTACAAGAAAGGTTTCAAAAAATTTGAACAGTCTGGTGGTACTGTAGATCCTAGGAGATGGTCTGATGCACAGAAACAAGCAGCAACACCACCAAGAAAGAAAAGAAGAAGAAAAGCAGCAGAAGATGATGCATAGGCGAGACATATTCGCTACCCCTATCTGGGTGTTTGAAGTTGATATGGATAAGATTGTTGTTCCTTATCAACCTAAAGATTATAAACCTACATTTGAGAGTGGTTTGCAAACTACTTACACTAGGCAGTACGTTCCACAGGAAACGTATGCTTATCTTCGTAGTGTTATAGCACCAGCATTTAATAGTATGGAAGATCCTTGGAAGACTATGAAGTTTGTTGATGTCTGGAGGAATAGGTATGAACCACATGACTATCAAGCAACACACTTACATCCAAAAGTTCAATGGAGTTTCATAATCTATGAGGATGTTGAGTCTAAGACTATCTTCATGCATCCAGCACATAAACTGATTCAGAATCAAGCTCATGCTATCTTTACCAAAGATCATGAGTATATTTTTGAACCTAAGATACCACCAAGTCATATGATACTGTTCCCATCATGGATAGAACATCAAGTCAGACCTGGTAACAAAGGTCATACTATTGCAGGTAACATTGAGTTAAAAGAATAAAGAAATTATTAAATTGTACGGTTTGTTACAAAACTACTTGACTATATACTATAACTGTGTTAATATTAACACATCGTTCAACCTCAATAGAGGTCGCAACTAAGCCGACTCGGAACGGATCGTTCATCTCATGCATGGATTTCTCCTCAGTATGATAGCACTAAGCAGTCCTTTGACTTGTGAAGATGCTATCCATTTGTTAGATACTATCAGACCATCAGTTAATCATTACGATGAAATTGTTGAGACGATTAAAGTGAACACTGAAGAGGGATGTGAGTTTGAGACGCACAAGTTGACTGAAGGAACGGACTAAACACCCTACTACTTTGGAGAAACCCAATGGCACAAGTCACTTATCGTGGAGTCAAGTATGACTCTGAGGAGTACCGTAAGATGGTACAAGCACAAGCTCAAGAAAGAAATCATGATCTAATGTATCGTGGTATCAAAGTGGAACGCAAGTTCGCTTCTAAGAGCTGACCAAAAATCACTTTTGGTTTACAGGAATCTGGGAAAAATTTTCCCAGATTTTTTTTGTGTTTAAAGTCGAGTATAAATATTTGTGTAGAAAAGCATAGTGTATGGTGGAAGAGAGTCAGAGAAAGGATAAGAGGAAGACAGCAAAGAAGATTATTAAGCTTGCCAAACAACATCCAACGTGGTATACTAAAGAGGAAGTAAAGTACGCCAAATTAGTTCGTAAGAGTTTAAAAAAGAATGCAACAGGTGAAACTAACATCGGTGACTCCCAAAGCAGAGGAGACGATGGGGTACGTGGCGAGAGTCAGCAACCCGAACAACCAAGACAACCCAAACGTAGCTGGTTTGCTGAGATATTGCATAAAGCATCAACATTGGTCGGTCTTTGAACAAGCACACATGACTGTGGAGATTGAGACTACTCGTGGTCTTGCTGCACAGATATTAAGACATAGGAGTTTCACATTCCAAGAGTTCTCACAGAGATATGCTAGTACAAATCTTT